ATAATATGGGAATGCAAGGGGTTAGCTGCGAGATAGATAAAGAATATTACGAACTTGGAAAAGAAAGAATCGAAAAATTGCCTCCACGTCAAACTTCTTTGTTTGATTAGGTTGTGCATAACAAATAAATTGGGATAACAAAAAACAAAGGGTAAAGGCAGGCGATCCGGATCATGTCCGAAAAAACAGGCTACTCTCACACTTTAAGGCTAAAGCAATAAAAATTATTGATGACCATGTTGTAAGGGATAAGCTACTTTCTTTGAATGAATTTATGAAGTTATTCAAAGATGAAAATTATGGTTCTCAGGATTTTTTTGCCTATGCAGACAGGCTAATTGAGCAGAAAATTGGAATAAATAAAGAAAACACGATTAGAAGTATGAGAAGCTCGATGAGAAAGCTCCAAGCTTTTCGTAAAGAGTTGACATTTGGAGAAATAAATTTTGAATTTATACAGAGCTATGAAAGGTTTTTAAAAGTAGAAAGGAATAATAATGATAACAGTATTAGTAAGAGCATGCGTCTTTTCAAGGTAGTTGTAAATGACGCTTTACATAATGGTCTAATAGAAAATAATCCCTTCGGGAATTACAAAATAAGGAGGATTGAAGGAGACAGAGGGCATCTAACTGAAAAAGAAGTAAAAAAGCTTCAAAACATTTACATAAACAAGGAACTAAAAAGTAACATGCACAATGTACTGCATTATTTTTTATTTTCATGTTACACAGGATTGTCATTTGTTGATTTAAAAGAGCTACAGAAAAAAGACATAGTTCAGACAGAAAAAGAAAAAAAAATAATCAGCATTAAAAGGAGCAAGACCGGCACGCAGGTTCTTGTTCCGTTAAACACAAATGCTGAAGCATTGTTGCCTGATATTAAGCGTATGTATGATAAACAAAAGTTATTTAATATATTAACTTCGCAGCATACAAACCGGCACCTAAAAAAAATAATGGATATTGCCGGAATAAAAAAAAGAATCTCATTCCATTGCGGGCGACACACATTCGCAACACTTTGTAAAAACTACGGAATGAATTACGAAGTAATCGCAAAATACCTTGGCCATATGGACAAAAGAACAACTATGGTTTATGCGAAATATGAAATAGATTTTCTATTTAGCGAAATGGAAAAATGGAGCTAACGAAAGTCTAAATATGTGATTAATCGCTAAAGATCATCACAATTTAAAATTGAAAATACTATAAAATTAAAATTCAATAATTTGACACCAAGCAAAAAAGAAGAAAAAAAAACATGTAACAAAATCAGCCGACCCGCTCCGAAAAGGAAAAGCAGTTGAAGATATTTTTTAAAAAGGAAATATGACAGAGAGCTAAACGGTAAAGTGGTTAAAAAGAAAAGCGTTACAGATCGGAGCGGTATGGCTGGGGTTGCATGTGATCTCATTAAACGTGGCTGGACGGATGAACAGATTAGAGTTTATATATCTATAGATAGAAAAAGGCTTGAAAAAGCCAAAGAGCTATTTACAAGAAGGAAAAAGTATATAAAAAAATATTTAAAAAAATAAGGCACGAGTGGCCTATTTAAATAATAGGAGGAAAATGAAATTGTTTTCCTCCTTTTTTTTTATAAAAGGTAGAACTTTAAAAGTATTGAAAAAACCAACCATTATTTTACGTCAACCCCTAATTTTTACATCACTAATTTTATGTAAAATTCTTTTTTGCTTTGCAATGTTTAGATATTTTTTTCTGCAAAGCAAATATTTAAAGGCATCAGAAAAATTTGTAGATTCGGACGGTAAACGATGTGCTGCTAATTTTTCTGATGTTTTAACTTTTTTTATGTTGCCTCGCGAATCTTTCGTTACTGGAGCGATCTCCAGACTACTTTTTAACTCCTTACATTCGTGGGCATCAATAAGGAGGTCGGGAAGGTTTTTGTTACGACCGGACATTAACTCATTCATAAAATCAAATTCCTCTGAATGAGTAATGTTTGCCTGCCCTACCGACATGAGCAGAACGATCCAACCAGTGTTTTTACCCTTTTCATCAATTTCGATGGCATTTTTTAATTTATTTGCCAAATCCTGATTTGCTTTTCGATATTGATTTGCGGCTCTATCGAAATAGAGGTTAATTGTTTTATTTTTTTGTGGTGCAAAAAAGTCAAGGAATTTATTTGCCAGTTCCCTTATCCATTCGGGGGTGAGAGTGTAAATTCCTTTTAGTACACGATAATTTTTGCCTTGCTCTTGTCCGATCACAAGGCTCATCATGTTTCCTGCATCAAACCCAACATCAAGCGGCTGACTGTGATTGATGTATTTAAGGCCTCTCGATGTTTGAGTAATGTTATCTAACAAACCAAATTGATCGTAATAGTTGTAATCGTAACCGTCATAATAAAAATGACGGGGTTTTAGATTTGCATAAAAGCGAGAACCTTTTTCTAAGGTTGCTTTTATTGAGAGGACACTACTTTTAAAGTCCTCAAAATCCAAAGTCTCAAATAAATTTTTGAAATAATTTATTGTTAGAATGTCAGCATTAACGAAACTGCTGACTACGTAAAAAAAAGTGGAGCCCTGACGTATTTTCCGCAGCCGATTCGTCCAGCGTTCTAAATTCTTTTCAATATTACTGATTTGCTTTTCAGTTTTTTTTTCATTATTCCGGGCATTGACAAGTTCAATATTTATTTCATTTACGATCAGCGCTGCCTGGATAATTTTGATGATTTGCTCTTTATTCATGTTTTTTTCGAGACGTAGAATCCAATCATGCTCTCCGTCGTTTGGATTAGGCATATCCGTACAAAACGTTTGCCCCATAAAATATGGGGAGTTACCATAAAGCATGGCATCTCCCCGCAATGTAGGAAATAATTTTGATACTCGATCTTCCCGAGTAAATTTACACTCATCAATAAAATGGTGAACGACGGAGATGCCGGCGCTGATGGACGCCCTATCGAGCGACACTAAAAAAAATTTGTTACCCAGCATGGTGCTTATCGTGTGTTTGTAATTAAAAGTTTTAATGTAGGGTAGCGGCCAGTGATCCGGCGGTGCCTTATCAACAACATAGTGGCCATGGCTGTCGCTTTTATATTCAAACCACTTTTTTCTTTCCCAACCAAGTAAAATGGCCGGAATAATATTTGTCATTAAATTTATATAGGTATCGGCCACAAACGCGAACGGCGCACGCGGCATGTCGTAGCAAATTTTTATTGAGCGTTCGGCGATTATGTCTGTTGACTTTGCCGTACCGCGACCGCCTATAAAAACTAAATTTTTCGGCGAAATGAGGTCAATGATCATTTTTACCCAGTTGGCGTAGCGTACTTCGCTGTCATTTTTGCTCACTTTAATTTTCCGGCTCAACGTCATAATTTTCCTCAAATAATATTATCTCTTCAATTCCTGCATCTCTCTTCAATCGCACTCTTTCCCTTTCGGAAATTTCGGGTATATTATCAATAAAATCCGCAAGCTCTTTCCTATCTGTTTGCGGAATGCCTACTTTTTCCGGATCAATAGTATAAATTACGACCGGCTTAGCGATCATGTCTTTTGGTATCTCTCTACCTTTTTCTTTTCCGGCCCCACGAAGTTGGGCAGCGTTAAGGAAACATTTTCGTGCAGTGTCGAGATCGTCTTTTTCAATCGCGATATATGCAAGGTTGTCTAAGTGATTAGCGTAAATGTTTTCCCATGCTTTTTGCTTAACAGCATTATCGGAATAGAAAAAATTTAAGGCGTCGAAATAGATATTTGTAGCATGATAACGCGAAAGGCCATAAACATCGGACATCAATGTATTGATAATGAAATTTTTCGTTTCGTACTTGTTATACATTGAACGTACTATCTCAAGCAGTTCCATGTAAGTTATAACATCATCCGGAAAATTTGATTTTCCAGTGTTGATATAGTGTTGAAGTAAATTTAGATCAACATTTTCAATTGCCTTTGAGTATCCTCGCTTTAGCTTGCTGATACCGTATTTGTCTTGTTTTTTTGTCATATCTCTCGATCGCCGTAATATTTCCAGTCATTGCTGATTTTAAATTTGCTCTATCAATTTTAGCTTGCGCAACTAATTGGCCCCTTTCGTAATAATATTTTATTTCTGAGTTTGGGTTATCAAACTCTCTGTACATCTCCGCAGGATTTACATTAAAATACATAGCTATCTGCCGTATGCTATAGTTGAGAGCCGCCAGTTCTTCAAGCTCCTTATAATTTTCTGCTGAGAATTTCGCCGATAATGCACTTTTTTCGGAATTCATAAATCTTCTTGGAATTTAGAAACAAATATTGTTCGTGCCGCGTATTTTCACTAAAATTACCAGAGCCCTCAATTACATAAAAATCGGAGTTGCAATTAATTAGAGTTATTTTAGAGTGATTCCAACATACCTAATTGTAACTTCCGGAAAATTAAGTTTAAAATTTTCAAGATGGTCAATTACTTTTGGTATTCGGAATTTTGCATAATCACTTATTAAAATGTAAATATTTCCAATAAACCCATTTCTTATGTAATGCGAGAGGGAATTAATGATTTTTATATTTATTGAATAAGTGGAAATTACAAGCTCATCAATATTATTTGCAATATTTATTAAATAAGTGATAAATGTAAAGGCATTAAACTGGTTAACCGTCCAGAGGAAAAATGCTTCGCCTGGCGAGGGTAACCGGTTCATTAGCTCATTTACACTGCCTATTTTTTGTTGATGAGTTTCAATAAATCTTGTAGCCTCTATTTCACTTTTATCAGCGGAGACTGTTTTAGCATCTATCTCATTTATAGAAAATAGCTTTTTCATTTGGTGTTCAGTAAAAAATTAACTGTCTCCAAATCCTTTTCATATTTCGCAATACGTTTTTGCCGATCTTTAAGTAAATGCGGCTTGGGATCATCTTTAATGTTTTTCTGATTTCGCCAAACATTCATTTCTAATTGTTCTTTTAATTTTATCAATTCAGGGACTGTTTTTTTCATCAGCTCTTTACGGCGTTTTTCGCCTTCAAAATATTTATGTTTACCCAGTATTTTTCCGGTTTCTTTGTAATGATTAAGCTCATCCCAAATAGCCCTGTTTTCAAGGTAGTTATCAATTACTTTATCGGCTACATCAAAAGCATCTTTTTCATCTTTCACATCAAACAGTTGTTTGTGCGCTTCGATATATTTTTCGTAGCTTGTTATCATATCAGCTACTAAAATTTTAAATGAATCGGGGCAGTTTTTTTCCGAAAGGAAAGGGAACTCGTCTCTTATTCTTTTTTTGGTAGCCTCTATTGGCGTGATTGTCTGCGGCTGCGCCGCCGGTTCAACCATCTCTTTTTCAAGCGATGGGGCTTGTGCCGGTTGCGGCTCAATCATTTTTTTTTCGGCAGGCTCGGGCGGCGGCGCAATTGGTTTGCGCATTATCTCTAAAAAATTTCTTTCAGGTAAGCCAGTAAGCTGAAAAAGTTTGTAATGAAGTAGTTCTATATTTTCCTTACTACCACCCTGAATGTTGAATTTGCGCAGCAAATATTTATTTCTTCCATACTTGTAGTAAATTCTTACGCCGGTATCAAAATTCCGATCGAATTGAAGATAAGTTAAAATTTCATTTTTCATAACGATTAAATTAGCAATTAGCAATTAGCAATTGGCAATGAACAATTAGCAATTGGCAATGAACAATTAGCAATTGGCAATGAACAATTAGTAATTGGCAATTATTGGGGCAAAGGTGGAGGGATGTGCAATTGCAAAAAAGGACAAAAAAAAGTCCATAAACGAATAAAATTAAGTTTATGGACTATAATTAGATAAAAAATATATTTAACAACGCTATGAGCGGGAAAGTTCGATGCCCCATAAAAGCCCGCCACTCCCATCAAAAATTTTAAGGGTAATATGGGAATTAGCATACCCTGTCCAT